TGGAGCTGTTATCGTATACCGCGGCTGTAGCCACACCCGTTAGGTTTAACAAATCGGAGTAAAGCCCGTCTAATGAATTGTAAGCTTTGTTGGCAAAAGACACATTTCGCCTAGCGCTGAAAGCACTGTCTGTCTCCCCGTCTTGACCTAATGACGAAACTCCGGTTGCGTTGTTAATTGACACAACGCCTATCACCACACTTACTGGGACTGTTATAGTGTTTGGGGCGCTTGATATGGCACCGAGAGTCTTTGCTCTGAAAGAGTAGGTGTACGTTCCGGCTGCGGATGGGTTTTGGGTGCCTAAAAGGATCCATTGGTTGCCAATGTTATCAGCTACGGTGTAGCCCACTCCGTCTATGTCATTTGCCTGAGCGTCTAAACCATCAAGGGTAAGGGCTCTATCGGTGACAATAGTAATGTTTTGGTAAGAAAAACTAGCTCCTTTTCTCTTAATCCCGTTGATCCAATAAAGGTTATCTTGTTGGACTCCGATGGTATTGTCTGGGTCAAACATGTTGTAGACGTCGAGCAACACTTCGAGGTAATCTTCAGTGGCTTGAGTGGTTATGCCGAAGTATTGACCATCCGCGCTATTGCTGTCGAAGTTGGTTTCGGAGCCATAAATTAGAGTAAGACCTGCGGCGGCGGCTTCGTCGAGTTCGGCTTTACTCGCGATGCTTAACCCGTATTGGTTTATTTCTGTAGCCACGATTAATTAGGAATTGAAAGTCGCCGCCCCAACTTTAGTTATTGATATAGTTTTATTTCCCCCATTACAGAGGCGCTATAAACTGTCTGCACATCATACGAAACCGTAAAATTTCTATTCGTTAAATCAACAAATAAAGTGTTCACGTTTACAACATTATTTACTTTTAAAATAAGTGAATTTATTTCCTGCTCCAATCTTGCTGCGTTCCCATCTGCGAATCTGTTATACCAATCAATTCCGGCTGTTAGGTTAAAAAAGCAATCGCCCACCCACTCTTGCAGTTTGGTCTGAATGTCCTGCGCGATGGCATCATTATTCACTTTGTAGGCATTGGCCCCTAAACCATAGATCCAATCGTTGTTTGCGTCATTTGCTCTAAGTATTGTCATTTTAGCAATTGATTGAAATCAGTTAAAAGGGTGGTTAGGTTGCTCGCGGTTGTTGCATCAATCGGGTATTCACTAGCACCGTTGACGGTTTTTAAATTCTGTAATATTGAGATTAAATTTGCAATCAAATCTTTCAAAGATCGGTCCGCATTTGCTATCTCAACTTTGCTATCGACCTTCACCTTTGCTTGCTCTATGCCACTGTCATCCAAATACGTTATCCCAACGGTGGTGTTGTCGTAGCCCGCGATTGCTTTTGGGTTGGACTTAATTCCGATGTAGCAAACCCCGTCGGTCATGTCATGCATGCGATATGTTTTGGGTGTCCCTACCGCGCCCGTCTTTTTCCAATTCTCTAAATCTCGATCGTTAAAATATACTGAACATTCTAGCCCGTTTTGTATTGGGAAGTTCAAGCCTCCATTGGATCCGTAGTTAATGGCGACTGGTACTTCTACTAGCGGTGCTGGCGTAAAAAGCTGCTGCCCTTGGAAAGTGTTTTTCCTCAGAACATCTACTAACTGAACGGTCGCTCGTTGGGTCGCCGCGTTGAATGATTGGATTATACCCACTCTGTGGCAATTAAACGTTGATCTTAGGTAATCCGCAAAAGGGTCCAAGACCTGATCTAAGTTTTGAGGATCAACTATCCTTGGTAGTTGGTTTGCAGGTAGCACTTGTTTTGTCATACTGGTGTCACAATGTTAAAGTTATTGGCCACAGACCCACCATTCCACATTTTGATCGTTGTGATTAAGGTTCCCTCTTTTGACGAAGATATGACCCCCCTATGCTCGACGCCCATAACTTTATAGTAGCCATTAAAAAAAGATGCCGTGGTCGATTCTAAATTGACTAAACTGGCTAATTTGATGGTTGGCTCAAAGATCATATTCACTGTCACGTAACCCGCATTGAAAATTGGAGTCCCAATTAAACCGCTATCCGCTGAGATATTGGGGATCTGAATACCTAGCTTGTCTATAACATTAGGCGCAAGCGGCAATTGGGCGGAGGGTCTAGGGCTTCCAATGACTTCATTACTCTGTAAAATATTTAATTTTCCGGCGTCTATAAAAACCTCAGTCCCGAACTGCGTTAAGACGTTATAAGATGCCCCTATTAAAGAAACTCCTTGTGAGTAATTTTCGTCAAGGGTGCTGGTAATTGCTCCCTTCTTTAAATCCCCGTATTGTGACATCTGGGTTATAATGTCGTTGACCACATCTATTTGTTTGGTATCTGCCGCGTAGGATCTGTTTATGAAAGTGTTGTATAGACCGACCGCACTAGATACACAGGTTAAGTTTGTTGTCCAGTCCACGCCTTCTCTTACCGAGTAGCCTTGGATCAGACTGCCCTCAAAAATTGGGTAGATGTTCTTCCCGTACCCCGCTTCGAGAATAACTCTTCGGTACCCTTTGCGCCCGTCCTCGAGAATTGGTATGCTCCAAGGGTTTTGAAATAGCTTATCCCTATTCGTTTCATTTAGTCCAAAAATCTTGATGGAGGCTCTGTTGCCATCCACTGCAATTATGTTGCTGACATCAATTTCTATGGTGAACGGAATCTCGATTACTAAAGCATTTCTGCCCTCTTGAAGCAAGGGCTTGTCATTGGCCACATCCTTCGTTGCGGGCGTTAATCTTAAGTTGGAATTGTTGACCAAATCCTGATCGTAGTACGTCGATGGTTGGGCTGTATCCTGTATGGTGAGCTTAAAAGCTCGATTCAGTTTATTGGCCATAGAAATCAGTTTCTATTTGAAGTGTTTCCGCTGCGCTCAAAGAATAGAGTTTTATCCTCCCGCTTTCCAGATCGTCAAGACGATAAGGGTTTACTGCTTTAGGTTCTTCGCTCACGCACACTAGCCCAAAGGGTAGCGCGTACTTGTACCGGTGCAAAATATTTGGGCCGATGTTTAGCCGGCAATTATTCACCGCGAAATCGTTGTACGCCAGCGACCAAAACCACCCCTGCCTGTTTGTCGAATATGTGAGGAGCAACTGGAAAGTGAAGTTATCTTCAGTTGTGATGGTGATGAGTTGCTTTGAGGACGAATCCAGACCTGTTATTAACCTCATAAGATGCCTCCTCTACCTAAATTTTTTAACCCGTCAATGATGCTGCCAAATAATTTCTTGTCTGTTTCTTTCCCCTGAGTAGCCCCTTTATCCGCGACGGGTTGATTTTGTTGCTGTGCCCTACTTTGAAGTTTTGCAGGGTTGAATTTAACCGTTGAAGTTTGCGCGTATCTGATTTCCTTCAAGATCAACACTACGTCTGAAGTGGTTTCCGTGTATTCTGGTTGTGTCATCACAATGTTTAAAATTGCAAAATTGCTTTTAAATCCGTAAGGTGTATCAAAGCTTATCAAGACCTTGGCATTTCTAAGGGCTAAGAAGTAATTGTACGCCTTAGCTTGCATCGTTTTTGGTGGGTTGAGTTTCTTATACGTTTGGTACAAATTTAAAGCTGACCCTAATGTTGCATCAGCAAAGGCTTGGGATGGCTCAACTTTAGTGTTGATCGAGTTGTGCAAAGTCTTCATCGTAGAAGAGATCAAAGGCAAGAAACCTGCAATAGTGGTTAATTTCTCCGCTAATTTTCTAACGCCGCTTGCTTGGTTGTCTTGGTACTCGTACGTGATCTCCCCAATCAACCCACTCATGGTAAATAACTCGGGCTCCAAGGCGATGTTGTCTTGTAGCGCGACATTCTTTTCGTTGTAGAGGTCGGTTATCCTAGCTTTCAGCTCGCCTTTGTACTCTTTAAAAACTGAGAATTTGAAGCCGGAAAGGCCGAAGCCCGCAAGAGGGGCAACCACATATTGGTTAACCAATTGGTTTAACCCGTCAACCTTACTAGCCGTCTCATTTAAATCTTTAGGTATTGCTTCAGGTAATGCCATTATTTAGGTACGCTTAGAGTTGGGTATTTTGAATTATAAAGCGATTTATTAACATTGCTATTTATTTCATTCGCGATGAACGGTGCTGTGTTTTTGTCGACGCTGCCTGCGTTAATGTTAACTGTGGTGGTCACATTGTTGCTAGGGGAGATTTGAGTTTGTTTAATTGCTGCGGCAATTTCTTCTTGGGAATAAACGCGGTTCGGGTCAGTCTTTAATCTGTCCCCGACTTCAAAGTTTCCGAAATCTGCTACGTATTCTCCTTTGCTGGCTTCGGATGCACCCTGTTTGTCTTTGATACCCATTCTTTTTTTATACTTTTCAGGAAAATACAATCTTTCATTTTCATCAGCAAGGTATGATAACCCTTGGTAAAGAGCTGTACCCCCAATACCTACAGCACCTACAGCACCTAATCTCCCCAATCCCGCTTTTCCATATCTAAAAGCCGTCTTGGCTGCTTTTGTAGCTATGTATCCCGCTCCGATGCCTTTGGCTATTTCAGCGGCTTGTTCAATGTTTTCCGGCGTTAGTTTCTCCTCTATCTTGTTAGCGATACCAATAAGCGCGGGGGAAAACTTTTCTAACAGTACTCCTTGCAAAACATCAAAAGCTTTTCCTAATTCCGCGAATTGGGTGTTAAGCTTTTTCGCGGCCTCTACTTGTTCATTGGTTGAAATCTTAGCATTGTCATAAGCGTCTCTAAACTGCTCATCCGAAAAATTCTTTCCGAACGCTGGCGCGAATTCTTTGGGGACCCCCAGCTGTCCAAGTAGAGAAGTTAAATTCGCTGGGTTGTAATTTTCGCTTTTACTGTAATCTCTTATCTCCTTCAGCGCGGAATCAAAATCTTTAACATTTCTTGGATCAATACCCAAGATTGCAAACTTAGATAGGATTTCTGGGTTAGTGGTTAACCCTTGAGCGATCTGCTCCGAAAGATTTGCGATAAAAGAGTTAGTTTCTGCATCGCCAACTTGACCACCACTGGCTCTTCTGAAAACGTTTGCGTATCTTTGCGATTTTTCTGGGTCAATCCCATACTGTTGTAGGGATGCGGCTAGGGATACTTTGCTTGCTGCTTGCGAAGCTATAAATCCGCCTACGCCGCCCGCTAACAGACCACCGGTGAAAGCTTTAGCGATGAAGGAGAAGCCGTTCTCGACTTGATTGAAAAAATCTTTTGTTGCTTTTTCTCGGTCCTTTTCCCTTTTCTTTTGCTCCCTTTCCTCTTTGTTTTCTTTCTTTTCTTTTAGGTCTAAGAAGCCAAGTTCGGTTTTGGCTATTCTTAATTTAGCTGCGCTGACTGCGGCTTCTTCTCTTAGGACCTGAGATTCTCTAGGGGCTTTAGTAGAGGCTGATCCTGTGCCTGTTGAAACATTTAATTTGGAGTTTGCCTTGGTTTCTTTTAGGACTTTGTTTAGCTCTTGGGTTTGCTTCTTAAGCTCCTCTACCTTCTTGATAGCCTCTTCTAGGGACTTTGTGTCGCCTTTTATACCTAGACTGAGAAATAAGCTACCTACGTTCATTATTTGTTTTGCAATTCCTCTCTAAAGTCCATTGTAAATTTGTGAAAATCCATCATTTTTAGAACCCAAGAAACTTTGCAGTTCGCAATGCCTTCAGGGTTTCCTCCGCAATATCCTTTGCTCGAAAGTATCAAGCAAGTTCTTTCAAACTTAGTTAGATTGTCTTCGTAGTTAACTTGCCTCTCTGGGTCTGAGAAAGTCGCCCCTACTCTTTTAACCCGTAAGAGAGGGCTTAGATAAAACAGAGAACATTCGTCAAGATGCACTGTTTAAAAACAAAAAAGTAATCCTTTCTGTTTTCCACTGTGTCAAACATTGACGGAACGATTCTTTCTTTGCCCAAAAGAGATCTCTCCAAACATTTGAAGACTTTCTTTCTAACTTCGGGAGAAGCTGACAGAGATAAAAAAATTCTGCTTGCCATCTCCAACACCACGTTAGATCCGAGTAAATCAGAAAATTCAACCTTCGATAAATCTTTCTTTTTTTCCTCATCCGCCAATAGTCCGATGACCTCTTGGACTACTAAAGACAGGGAAATGTTAGAATCCAAAAGCTCTTTGATAACAAGAGCGTTCAGTTCGCAGGCGTCTTCAAAAGAAGCCTCTTCGATTTGAAGCTGCTTTCCTGATGGGGTTGTAAATTCTTTCATTAGTTAAATGCTAATTCGGATAAACCAAAATCCAAAGTATATTCAGAGATAGCTTGTTCATTATCCCCGTTGTAGTTTGCAGTAAGGTTGATTCTTTTTTTGACAAAGCCGAAAGTAAGTGTAGCTGTTAATTTTCTCAAGTTTCCTTTACCGTCGCCAAAATTGCCGATTACCGAACCGTCGATAGCTTTAGCGCTAGTTCTTAAGTTTAAAAGCTCATTTAGTCTTTGGTTTAACCAAGCATCATCTGAACCTGCTTTAATAACTCTAACACTCAAAGTGGCTTTCTTAGCCGCAACATTGATTGAGAAAACCGCGCCACCTTTTAGAGCGTCCATGGTTCCGGTTTCATCATTAAACGCAACTGAAATCGCATTGTTATTTGCTAACTCTGCAAAAGTTCTGAGATTAGTGCCATCTGAATTTTGCAAGGTTAGTGTTGCATCGCCGGCTAATGTGAATTGTTGTGACATACTTATTTTAAGTTAAGGTTATTATGCTTCTACAAGAACGTCGATAGAGGCTCTGTAAATGAATCCAGCTTCTTTATAAGCAGCTTGTTGCAAAGGAGCATCTCTATTTTCTCTTTCAGATTGGAGCTGATTAGCTATTGAATCTGCGTAGATGTAGTAGCCAACAGAGAAAATTGAATCTCTAAAGTCTTGCTCATTTCCAAAAGTGATAGGGCTGTTCCAATTCAAACCGGTTCCAATATAGCCAGCTCTTACAAATCTAGCAAAAACTGAGTTAGTAGCCGAAAGCAATTTATCCAAACCTTGAGGGGTTTGTTGGATCGCGCCAGAGCGAAGAGCATTGAAATCGCCAGTTGTCAAAGAATAGATGAGTGCTTGACGACCGTAAACTTGGTCTTGGTACTGACCTGAATCGCCATAACGGTTATTCACGATGCAGTTTAGACCCCCAACGTTTGCGTAAATATTCGCACCTTTTGCGGCAGCTTTGTCAAACAAGGCTTGAGTCATGCCTGCATCAGCTAGAACCACATTAAGAGTTCTAAGTTGAGTGTTAGCGTTAAGGAAAGTGTTGTTTCCGCTGAAGTTTACTGAACACAAAGTAGCAGGGTCCGCAACCATGAAACCTAGTGCGCCTGCCACTACTGTGTAAAACAAAGCAATAGTTCTTTGGTTAGCAGATTTGATAGTTGAGATAACACCGTCTAAATCGTTACTGTCAGACCAAACGTTAAACCAGATTTTATCAGAAGCTTCAACCGATGTTGCAGTAGTAATCGCAACTGCGTCTTCTACTAATTTGTTTGTCACAAAAGGAGTAAATTGGACAATTGCAGAAAGTCTTGTGTAAGCCGCTACAATAGTTTCTCCACTTGAGTTTGCGCCGCCAGTTGCGGTGCCTCCTGCTACATTCAACAAACCAACCGCTGTTAAGTCAGTCCCCGTTCCGCCGGATACCGCGGCTAAAGCCACAGTTGAGGAAGTTCCTACTTTTTTAGAAGTGAAAGTGATTACGCCGTCTGCTTCGGTTATAGTTAAATCCGGTAGTCTTCTTTGTAAGATTACTGCTACGTCCGCAATAGTGGTGCACCCCGTTAGGTTAATAGCGGTAAGGTTGATCGCGGTTCCACCGTTGATTGTAACTCTCAAATCACCATCATCAACGGCTTTTAACGCGTTTAAGTTAGCATCTAGGTCTGCAGTTACGAATCTACCTCTTGTAGCTGAAACAGCTGGAGAAGATGGGCTGAAAGGAGCCACAATCAATTTTCCATTGCCTGTAAGAATATTAGGGCTTTGGGAAAAAATAGATATGGCTAAAGCGTAAGTTTCAGAATTAGTGCCAAAATCTAGTCCGACCTGTCTTGCGTTTAGGTAAGTTCTGTATTCATCGATGTTGGATGGGGTCTCAGTTGTAATCAGCAACATGTTGTTTGGGTTGATCTCACCCAAAAGTGTAGGGGTTTGTCTGATTGTTGCGTTTACAAAATTTTGTATTGAGATAACTTCTGCGGTCATAAATTATGAGTTTGAGATTAGTTGAAAAGGAAAGTTAGTGTAATAGTCCAAATCTCTTGTCGACGACCTAGTTACCATTAACGCTATATCTATCATAAATCTATTTAACATAGCTCCCCCAACTTGGCGGGAAACATTGTTGAAAGTAACTGGCAAAGGAAAAATCCTAAAACCATATTGAGCCTGTTGGTTTTGAGAATATCCGGCTTTCAAAGCTTGGATAATCTCGTCTTTTCTTAAAATTGCACTCCGATCAAAAGAGGCTATCTCAATCGAGTAAATCTCTTTGCTCATGCTTGAAATAATTTCCCTGCCGATCTCCTCGTCATCAACCGTTACCACTTCAAAATTCGATACTGAAGAGAGCGGGATTGACGTTAGGTAATGTACGACCACGTACAAACTTTGGCTATCCGCAATATTGATTTCTTGGTTATATTGCCAAACTTGGTTGTTTTGTAAGGACATGTAAGTCCTCACTATATCCACCAATATCGCCGCAGGTTCTTTATCCATTGCTTATGTACTGAATTAAGTGATACTCTTGATAACCGTTCCTATTGTAGTCATTTTGGAGCATTACTTTATAATCTTTTCCTTTAAAGCGGATTCGTTCACTTGGGGTCACTACGTCATGTAGTTTGAACCTTGTGTGAATCATCCACCATTCGAATTTCCTTTGTCCACTTGAACTAACTTGTAGCTCAGTTGGTTTTAAGGGTTGTATAGTCCCCATAAAACTTAGTGGAATTGACGCGGTTTCTGCTATACCATCGCTGTTGACAACGGTGGTGAACTTCACCAAAACAATTTTCTCTTCCCAGCCATTTAAGGCGTCTTGCATTTGTGGCATCATAACTTAACCACCTTTGCTTTCACTGCGTTTTTCAACTGACCAGTTTCTATTAATATCGTGTCGTTGCCTTTTTTGGCAACAGTGGCATCGCTCAATGGGGTCCATTCTCCGTAACCCCCACTGACAAACGCCCCTTCTACTATGTGTTGCGCCTCTTTAGCCAAAGCTGTATAGGCTTTTGGGAGGCTTAAATTCTGTTCGAGCGAAGCATTAACTGCTTCTGCCAGTTGCTGCCCTCTGTCGTAAATTGGTTTTCTCAACCAAGAGCGCATTGGTAAACGTTCTAAAGAACTGCCAAACTCATGGTCGAAACCTATCTGAGCATTGGATGTTCCGTCTTTTCTCTTACTGTCCTCAAAGATCCCTACCTGAACTTCCCTTTTTACTTGGAGTTGCTTGGCTAGGTTCTTCAAGTCCGTAATGTCAAATTTTAACTCCGCTCCTTCCATAACTAACCTAGTATGATATGTAGTTAATCGGGTTGAGAGAGTGCCTTGGGGTAGAAAACGGAATAACATTTCCTATCCTGTACGGTCTTGTAAGTGTAAGGTATTTCATTCCGTAGTACGTGGTTGTGTAGAAAGAATATCCTTCTTTCTTAGCCCACTCCGGTACGACATATCCAACACTAACATTGCCTACTGCTTTAGACCCCAAAATACCACCGCCGGTGCTTTGTAGTCCGTTAGCGTTTAAATCTCCGACTAAATAATGAGCCGAAAGATATAGGTAAGCTTGTTTAAGAGCAGCTGCAGTATTGATTTTAGTCAACACTGTTGCGTCCGACTCCGCGTAAGCTTTTTCTATATCTTCGTTCCATACATAGTCTGTCTTGACCAAGTAAGGGTTGGCGTCCCAATTTGTAGTATTCGTTGGGACAACCCCTACCGTTCCGTTTACTTTGCAGGTGTAGAATTTCTGATTCACATCATAGAAAACCACATCCCCGATATTGTAAGTAGATCCTACTAGCCAAACTGGTAAATAGTCGAAATCGCGGTAGAACAGATCCTTAAAATCCTGTACCGTTATACCGTCGATTGCGGGCATTATTTACCTTCGATTAATTTGGCTAAATCTTCTGTCTTAATGTTCTTAGGGAACTCAACTCCGAGTTCTCGGGCCTTTGCTTTTAAAAAATCTCTGTTTGGTTCAGTGATGTCCACTGATGGTCCTTTAAGAGATTCTATTTCAGCTGTTAGTCTTGAAACTTCAGCCTTAAGTCCTTCAACTTCAACTTCTAACTCTCTTACTTTTTCACCACCGTCAGATGAAATATCTTCGTATTTTTTAACGTGCCCATATTTCAATAAGACTTCAGCTTCTTTTTCAGAAACATTCAAAGTTGTTTTTGGGTTCCATTCGATAGCCTTACCGAGTGCCATTACTGACATTCGGGAAGAGCTATCGTTGAATAGAGTGATTTCTGCCATAATTTCCGCCTTTTATTATGAGTTAGTATTGTCGAAGTAGATTGCGTCAGCTGGACGTTTGAAGAAGGTTTTACCTACTTGAGCGTAGCCTAATTGCAAGTAATCGAAGTTATTCAATGTACCAGTCCCAAGCATTGTGAATGGGATCGGAAGATACAAACACCAAACTTTCAGATTTATTCTTGTAAAGCATGTATCTGTCATAAGACAAAGGAGCTGAACCATTTGCTTTTTTGTATGGAGCTTGAGCAGCCCAAGATTTTTGAGCGTAGAAGTTGGTAATAATTTTGAAATTATTGTTCTGAGAAAGCCTTTTGAAAGCTAATTCAAGATACTCAAATTTAGTTCCGCCGCCCAGACCAAATGAAGGGGCAATCAAAGATTGTAATCCGGTGTAGTCCGATTGAGGGATGTAGAACGTATCAGGGAATTCACCCAAAATTTGGTTAGCTTGGTAAACGCCGATGATTTGTCTAACAAAAGCGTCAATTTCAGCCCCAGTCATTGTGGAGATTTGCTTAGTGATCAAACTCGTGTTGGTAGTAACTTCAGTTGAAGTCAAAAGACCAGTATTATCTTTTTTAGAAAAACCATAAAATAGGATTTTTCTCATGAACAATTCATAATCAGTGTTCAAGGCTTCTAGTTTTGATTTGATGTAATCATATCCAGATTGTCCTAAATAAGCCAACTGAGATTGTTGCAAGAAGTTGTAAGAGATTTGTTTAGCCCAAAACTCTCTATCAATAGAAGTGCTGTCTACTGCAGTTTCGGGTTCGTTGTATTGCCCTTTGTTAACCGGTGAAATCAAACCAGATTCAGGATTTTGGACACCATAGAATTCTTTAATGAACACTCTGGTTGGAGCAAACGGATTTGCACCCATATCCATAGGGACGTATTTATTTAATTCGTCTACTAGGTAGAATTTTTGTTTAATGGTTCCTGCAGCTAGTTGAGATAACGCAGTAATGTTGAAGTTAGCACCAAAACTGGTAGCTACGTCGTTATTAAAGATTTTTCCTTGAGCAGAATTTTCAAACAATTTAGAGATACCAGCGCCGATTGGAGCTTTTACATCTGAAGGAAGGATTGAGTTGTTGAACTCGCCGTTCGGAAATTGTTCAAGACCGTGTGCAAAGAAACCTTTTTGTGAGGCTGCTGCTAGGGTGCTAGATAGTTGGTTAAAACTTAGATTAGAGACGGTCATGTTTTATTATATTTAAAATTAAATTAAAAGACTACCACCCTAGTCTAAGAAAATTACGCTGGAACAGAAACTTTAATTCTAACAGGAATCAAAGCCCCGGTTGCTCCACCAGCTTCAGCGATACCGATGATAGTGTTAGTCCCAAGCGATGGGATTACTAGATCACCTGTAGCCACGATTTCTAATTGGTCACCTGCGGTTACTGCAGTTGCGCCGACCTCCATTACCATTACCGAACCGTCTACTAGAACAGTTACTTGTTTACCCGCCATGGTTGAGGATGCGCCACCATTATAGGTTGGGTCAAATTTCACAAAACCGTTAATTAGATCAGTAGCAGCGGCCTTATCAAAAAGTGATTGTCCGCCTGCGTTGCCTGAAATTTTAACCGCTGTACCACCTACGATAACAGAAGTAGATGATGGGCTAATAGCACCTTCTTGAGTGTTCAAAGTGTAGCCAGAAGATGGCTGACCTTTGATAGCTAAAGGGGTTGCTTGATTTAAAGAATATGTTACTGCCATGTTATTTATTTTTTAGAGTTGAAGAATTCACTGTACCCAAATTCGGAAACACCGATTTTGAATGGTTTTGAGCTAGTCAAATTGTTGAACGACTTGGCTTCAATATCTTCCAAAGAAACTTGATCTTTCGGAGCTTCTTCTTTAGAATTTTCTTTTATTTTTTCGTTATGCTTTTTAGAGTTTTTCCAGCAGGTCTTAAGGTCGTCCATTGACACCTTTTCGCCTTCCACGTCTACCGAATTATCCATTTCTTCTTCGTCCGAGTTTTCTTTTTCTTCTTTCTTGTCTTCTGAATTATTTTTCTTTTTCTTAGCGTTGTCTTTTT